AGTAATAAAATTATATGGCATTAGTTAAATACAACAACAATAGCATAAGTGCTGTAACCTCTGCTGCTTCAATACCAAGTGGAGCTATGACACTTATTAAAACTTTAACTGCTTCTGATTCTTCATCTTTGCGTTTTGTTCATGGATCAGCAGATGTAGATTTTAGCACATATCCTATTTATGTATTTAAGTTTTATAATATTCATGGATCAACAGATGGAGAATATACTTTTGGTTTTCAAGGAAGTATTGATGCTGGTTCAAATTATAATGTGGCAATTACTTCAACTATGATTCAATCATATCATGGCGAAAGTGATTCTGGTGGTGCTTTAATTTATTATACTGGTGGAGATCAAGCACAAGGAACAAGTGTGCAATTATTAAATGCTGGTGGTACTGGTGGCGATAATGATCAATCTTGTTCAGGCGAACTTTGGTTATTTAATCCATCATCAACAACTTATGTAAAACATTTTATGGCTGTTACTAATATATCTCAAGATAATGATAATAGTAATAATTGTTACACAGCAGGATATTTTAATACTACATCTGATATAGACGCTATGTCATTTGAACCTGGCAGAGTATCTGTAAGTACAGTTTTTCAAACAGGAACAATTAAAATGTATGGAATTAAGGATAGTTAATGAGCATAGTTAAATTATCAAATAATGGAGTAAAGAACGCAACTGCTTTTGGTTCTGCTGTAACAAGTTTAGGCAGTATGATATTTATTAAAAAGCTAACAGCTTCTAGTTCTGCAACTTTATCTTTTGTTGATGGAAGTAGTGATGTTGTTCTTGATGATACTTATAAGGAATACTTATTTACTTTTAATAATATCCATCCAGAAACAGATCAGGCTCATCTTACAGTAGGTTTTAGAGATGGTGGTTCAGCTTACGATGCTACTAAAACAACCACATATTTTCAAGCATATCATAATGAAAATGATAGTACTACAGCACTTTCATATATAACAAGTAGAGATTTAGCACAAAGCACAGATTTTCAACAAATTGCAAATACTATTGGAAATGATAATGATCAACAAACATCTGGTTATTTACATTTATTTAATCCAAGTTCTACTACATTTGTTAAGCATTTTTACAGTAGATTTAATATTTATAACGCATCAGAATATTCAGTAGATAATTATGTGGCTGGTTATTGTAATGTAACAGCAGCAATAGACGCAGTTCAATTTTCAATGAGTTCAGGCAACATAGATGCTGGAGATATTTGCCTTTACGGAATACTATAATAATGATACACAATATTAAAGGAGAAAATTATGCCAAGATATCATAACATAAACGGAAACAGAGTTCAGTTTACAGCTGAAGAAGAAACAGCTAGAGACGCTGAAGAAAAAGCTGTTGCAGATGCTGCTCCAGCTAGAGCTTTGGCTGATTTAAGAGCTAAAAGAAATAGACTTCTTGCTGAAACTGATTACTGCGCTTTATCTGATGTAACTTTAACATCTGATATGACAACTTACAGACAAGCATTAAGAGATTTACCTGCAGGTAAAGATACAGTTGCTAAATGTGAGAACGCAGTATTCCCAACTAAACCCTAATGGCTAGGCAAAGTTTTTTACATTTTACACCAAGGGATAAACCTAAGAAAAGACCAGGAAGACACAGAAAAAATTTAAACAAACAATCAACATTTAAAAAATATAATAAACAAGGAAGATAATAATGGCAGCAACAGTAGATACAGTTAAATTACAGACAGGGGCAGTTAAGCCCACATCTAGTAATCAAACTACCTCAAGTAAAGCTACATCATTGATTGAGTCTATAGTAGCTAATCCTACTATGCCAACGGGGACTACAATATCTCCTCAATTACAAAATGTAGCTACTAATGAATTAATGGCTACTCCTGGAGTTACAGGTACTACAGCCGCAGCTTTACCTACAGCTACAGCAGCACCTACAATAGCAGGAGCCACAGCACCTACAAGTACAGCTACAACAACCCCAACTGCACAAGCAGCTAATGTATATACACAAGCTGGAGTAGCAGGATCAACTCCTACTATGACTGCAGCACAAGGTCAGCTTTCTACTGGTTCAGTAGCACAAGCAGCTCAAGGTACAGTAGCCTCTGATGCTACAGTTAGAGGTCAGTTAGCTGACTTACAACAAGATGTAACTACAGCAGTACAATCGGGTAATCCTATGCCAGTATGGGCTAGAGGTGCAGCTAAAGCTACTGAAGCAGCTATGGCAGCTAGAGGTATGAGTGCCAGTTCTATGGCAGCTGAAGCATTAGCTGAAGGTATTATGAATGCAGCTGTCCCAATAGCAACAGCAGATGCAGAAACTTATAAGCAAATGATATTTCAAAATCTTGCTAACAATCAGCAAGCTGCAATTACAAATGCACAATCATATCTTAAAATGGATATGGCTAATTTATCTAATAATCAACAAGCTAGTTTATCTAATTTACAATCAAGACAATCATTTTTATTATCAGACCAAGCAGCAGCAAATTCAGCTTATCAATTTAATGCAACTAGTAAAAATCAAGTAAATCAATTCTATGATAATATGAGTGCCCAAATGGCTGAACAGAATGCAGGTAGGTCTGATGCTATGAAACAGTATTCAACAAGTGAAGCAAACAAAATTTCAGCATTAAATGCACAAAATACAGTACAAGTAGATGAGGCTAATGCACAAAGAGAATCAGCTATCAATCAATTTAATTCTACATTACAGAATCAAAGAGAGCAATTTAATGTTAACAATCAGAGAGAGATTGATCAATCAAATGTAGTTTGGAGAAGAGGTATTAATACTGCAAACACTGCAGCTGTTAATGCAGCTAATCAAACTAACGCACAGAATTTATTAAACTTATCTAACTGGGCAATGTCAGCAGCATGGCAACAATGGAGAGATGAAGCTTCATGGGTTAATACTGCTTCTGAGAATGAGCAGAATAGAAATCATAATTTAGCAATGGCTGCACTTGAAAGATCTACAGCAGTAGATTTACAAGATCAAGCATCTAAAGATTCTATGTATCAAATGATTGGTAAGTTTGGATTTAATTTATTAAAATAATAGGAGAGGATAATGGCTTTTAGTTTATCAAGTATATTTAAAAAGGGAGTTACAGCAGCTGCAACATGGGCAGGAAATGCCATAGGTGGACCTACAGGTGCTAAAATAGGTGGTGCATTAGCAGGTAGCCTTATGAATAAAGGTGGAGTTGGTGCAGATTACGAAATACAAAGTACAGCAGTTACAGCACCAAGTTATGGTGGTAGAATGGGATTTGACAGATCTGCTCAAGCTGGTGATAATCGTAGTATTAAAACTGTAGATGGTAATGATTTAAATTATCTATGGGAAAGAAGATTATTTAATGCAATGAGTAAAGATAGAGAATATAAAAGAGATTTAACATAGGAAATATATGGATCAATTTAGAGAAGCACCTAATAACCCTTTTGACGCACCAGTTCCTGGTCAGTCATTAACTGATAAACCTGGTAATTCCCCTTGGGAACATCCACCACAATTTACAGATACATCTGAAGCTGCAGAATTTGTTTGGGATAAATTAACTGAACCACAATTTGCTGAACAGGTTATTGGTATGTTAGATGCAGGTATACCTGTAGAAGCTATTGGAAGAATTATTGTATTTAGTGGATTTACAGAAGGTAAGTGGACTCCTGATATTGCATTTATTATTACAGAACCTATTATGAAAATGATAGCTACTATTGGTATTAAAGGTGGTGTTAAAAAATTTAGAATATCTATGCAAGATTTAACAAACAATACAGAAATGCAATCAATAGTAAATGTTAAAAATAATAAAGAAGAATTTGAAAAAGCTAGTAAAGGTGTACAAGCAGAAATTGAAAAACAACCTAGTCAAAAAGGTTTAATGGCTGCACCACAACCGCAAGAAGAGGAGATTATATAATGGCAATAAATTTTGGAAGAATGTTTCAAGGTATAGCTACAGGTGCTATGGGTCAGTATAATGCTGAAGTGGCAGCTAAAGATGAAATGAAAGGTAGAATAATTGAAAGAGCAGGTTTAAATTTCTATGAAAATACATTGCCTCAATTTCAAAAAACAGAAAAGAATAGAAAAGAAGCTTATGATAAAATAGCTAATATATACGGATCAGACGTTGCAGAATTTTTTGGAGAAAAAGGTTTAATTACAGGTAGTGGCAATGACTTTGATAATGTAACTGAACAAATGAAAAAGAGAAAAATTGATAAAGAGTATATTAAAAGTTATGTAGAGCAACAAGGTAGTTCTTATAATCAAAGATATGAAGCTAGACTAAAAAACATACAAGAGCAAGAGGCTTTTGTTATGGGTAATATGGAAAAAAATCAATTAGGTAGTATGACTGCTAAATTATTTTTAGGTCAAGATCAAGATACTATGACTGATGCTACTGCAGCTAGTACTATGACTACTGAAACAGAAGCACCTAAGACTGAAACTATTACTACTGAAGGTACAATGGTTCCTGGTACTCCAATTAAAACTATGGATACTACGGAAGAATTTCCAGTAGATGCTACAAAAATTACTGGAGACTTTGATAAAGCATTCCCATTAGAAAGAGAAAAATTAGATTTAAGTGTAAGTGATATTATGAAATTAGATAGTGACGCAGAACAATCCTTTAAAAGAAATATAATTCTAAAAGCAGGTAGTACTGAAATAGTACCTGAAAATAGTAAATATTTAAAAGGTTATGATAAAAAAATACATAGGGATAAAACTCAATATGCTATGACTATGTACAAAAAAGAATGGAAAGCGGATATACTGGGGCAATATAATAAAACAGTAAGTGGATCAGAGATCCCTATTAATTATGGTATTCCAGAAGGTACTAAAGTTTCTGATATAGTAATTCAATCAAGAGAAAAAATTGCAGAGATAGAAAACAACCCCGATATTAAAGAAGATCAAAAAGAAATTTATATAGAAAAACTTAAATCAGATGTTAATGGTACACTAACATCCCTAGGAATAGAGCCAAGCAAATTTGGATTTTAATTATGGCAAATATGTTTGATTACATAGATGGTGCTAATAAATCTGTAAGTACAACTACAACACCTAATAATACATTATCTAAAAAGAAAAAAGATAATCTATTTGACTATATAGATAATGAATTTAGAATTACTACTGAAGGTGATAAAAGAACTACAATAGATGCTATTGCAAATATTGGTCCTGGTACTATAGCAGATAATGTTAGTGCCTGGGATGCCTTTACCTATGGTGCTAAATTAGGTTTTACAGATACTATTAGAGGTGTAACCCAAATGGCAGGTGGAGAAAAAGTTTGGGGTGCTGATCAAAGTTTAGAAGATCAGCAAAAAGAATTATATGAAAGATTTCAAGATGAAGACTTTGGTGTATGGACTAAGATTGGATACTTTGGTGGTGCAATATTAGATCCTGTTACTTGGTTAATACCAGTAGCTAAAGCAAATTCAGTTTATAAAATGGCAAAGTATGGTGCTATGAGTGGTGGACTATTTGGTGCATTAGGATATGTAGATGAAGAGAATCCACTAATAGATACTAGAACTAAGCAGGCTGCATTTGGTGCACTTGCTGGTGGTATAGTAAGTCCCCTTATAGGTACAGCTGTTGGACAAACAAGTAAACTATTAGGCAAAGAACCTAAACCTATAGGTATTAAACCAGAATCAGAAGTAAAGGTTAAAGGTTTAAATGATTCTGCATTTTCAAAAATTAAAGGAGAAGGTGGATTTGGTGAAGCATCTAGAACTTTTAAAGTTAGAAAAGATGATGTTGCATTAAGAAAAGATACTGCTAAACCAGAAATATTAGCTGATAATCCTTTACTTAAAAGTAAAGAAAAAGCAAGAGCATTAAATCCAGTTAGATTATTTTTTAAAGATTATCTAGCTGATCCTGTAAGAAAACCTTTTACTAAGGCAAAAGAATGGTATACTCCAAAAGGTGAAAAAGCATATCAATTTATAAAAGGTGAGACAGGTCAAACAACTTTTGGTGGTAGATTAGCCTCACCCGTAGGTGGTACTGAGGTTGCATCAGGTTCAATTGGAGCAATTATAGGTCCACAATATTTAGAAGATGATGCAAGTCTTACACAAAAGTTTAGTGCTGCTGCTGGTGGTTTTATGGCAGGGGCAATAGGTGTGGGTAGTTTAAAACAATTTCCTGTAAAAAGAAAATTAGCTACTGTAGGTTCAGGTAAAGAAGAAGAAGTACAATCAACTTTAGGCGAAATTTTAGCTATCGGTATTCGTGATGATTATGGATTACCTACTCAAATAAAAAATTGGAAAATAGATTCTAGATCAACTGAAAATATGCTTGCTGGGAAATTTGTTAAATTAGCAGCTAGAGTACAGCAATTAACACAAGATGAAAAAGCTGTATTATTAAATATGATTGAGGGTAATATAGTTTATAAGCAAGTTCCAGGAAAAACTTTAAAAAATTTATCTTCAGAGTTTAGAAAAATTACAAAAGATTTAGGTCAAAGATATGTAGATTATGGGTTTATGAGTGCTGAAACTTTTCAGAGAAATCTAAATACATATATGCGTAGAACATATACAAAAGATGGTGCACTTGCAAAAATTGGTGACGAATTAAAACCAAGAGGTGTACATACTACTGTAAGAAAAGAAGATTATGAAAAAATATTTAAAAAAGATTTTGCATTTAGAGTAGACAAAGGAAGTGATAAAGATGCTGTAAAAGAATTTTCAAAATTTAGATTGCAAGAACCAGGAAGAATAGGGACTAAGGATTATAAAGAAGCAGTTAAAAAATTAGTAAAAGGTAGCAAGATTAAAGGTCATAGAGGATGGGAAATATTTGATGTTGGTGAAGATATTCAAAAATCTTTTAGTGTAGAAGAAAAATCTATATTAGCTAGTGGTAAAACAAATTCAGCTGCCTTTAAAAAAGTATATAAAAAATTAAAAAATGGAGATAATATAACTATTCGTTGGGAATTAACTAAGCAAGAACGAATGGCTCTAGGTCAAATAGAAGATGCTGCTTTAGGTATTGCAGAAACAGGAAGAATATTAAGTGGTCAATTAGCTAGAACTAACTACTATAATACGATTGCTAAATCAGATTATGTATATATTAAACCTACAACTGCACAAATAAATGAATTAAATTTAGTTAAAATTCCTAGTACTGATTTAGATAGAACATTAGGTAAAAAAGTTTATGGCAATTTAGGTGGTAAATATTTACCAAAAGAAATAGCCAATAATATTATTAGAACACATACTTATGCTACAACTAAACCAGGAGAATTTTATAAAAAATATAGAATATTAAATCAAACTTGGAAAGTCTCTAAAACAGCTTTTAATCCTACAGTACACGTTAATAATACATTATCAAATGTTATTTTATATGATTTAGTAGATGGTACTAATAGAGGTACTAATCTTATGGCAGCACATAAAGCTATTATGGCTTCCTCTAAAGGTAAAGAATCTCAATTATATACTTTAGCTAAAAATAATAGTGTATTAGATAGTGACTTAATTACTAATGAATTAAAAGATGTTACAAAATTTTTAAAAAGTAATCCTTATAGTGCATTTAAAGGTGCTGATGATCCAGCAACTCAAGCAGTTAGTTCAACAAGTATTATTTATAATGATATTAAAAGAACATGGTTTGGTGCAAAATCAGCTGCTGATTCTATGACAAAACTATATAGATATGAAGATCAAGTATTCAGGATAGCATTATTTAAAGATAGATTAGACAAAGGGTGGAATGTTGGCGATGCAGCTAGAGATGCTAGAAGATCATTTATTGATTATGATATAAATGCACCTCTTATAAACTGGATGAGACAATATCCAACACCTTTCTTAGCATATACATATAGAGTTGCACCATTACTCGCAGAAACAGCAGTAGTACGACCATGGAAATTTGCTAAATGGGCAGCATTAGGTTATGGTTTAAATGGTTTAGGTCAGTATGTTGCTGGTGGCGATCAAGAAGCAGAAAGAGCATTAATGCCAAAAGAAAAACAAGGTGAAGTATTTGGTGTAGGATTTATGCCTAAACGAAATATTAAAATGCCAGCAACTGATGCTAATGGTAATTCAGTTTATATAGATATAACAAGATTTGTACCTGGTGGTGATGTGTTAGATTTAGGATCTGCATTTGGTGCAAAATTTCCTGGAATACCTGCACCTATACAGCCAGCATTTGGTTTAGCAGGTGATGTAATTCCTGCATTATTTGGTTATGATTTATTTAAAGGTGAAAGATTAAAAGGATTAGATGGATCTGTAAGAGATGATTGGGGTATAAGACTAAGTAAAGCTTTCTCAAATATTACACCAAACTTTCCATTTTTTCCTGGATCATATACTACACAAAGACTGGAAAAAGCACAAAGAGGTGTTGAGTCTCCATTTAAAACACCTGAAACAGAATTGATGGCAC